ACTCCGCCGTCATCGTAGTTATTTCTGTTGCCGTGCATGTGTATGTTATAAGGTGTGCGGCCGCCTGGTAGCCAATTCACATTGCCATTACGTGCTATCCATGTATGCACATAACTTGGTGTGTTGTTATTGTCATTGAGTCTGTACCAAGCAGTGTGAAACACGTAATATCCTGCCACAGGTGCTGTGTATCTGCCATTGCTGGGATTCCAGTTTGATCCGCCGGTTTGGTGAGACGCATTGTTCCATCCCATGACACCTGCACATTCAAATGTGCCTGTACCGCCATAATTACTGGCATACAACCAACCAGTGGTTGCTGACACAGCAAATGCCGGATGATTGGGTCTACGAACTCGGCCAGCTTCATCAATAGTTATACCAGTATTGCCAGCGCCAACAATCCTAATGGCATTTGATTCAAGACTGATACCAGTAGCAGTATTTCCTGCGTTGGTAATACTTGGTGCTCCGGCACTGCCTGCTGCCACTACTAAATTGCCAGTCATGGTGTCGCCGGCCACATTTACTGGAGTGTATCCAAAATTGGCAGTTGATGCTCCGGATCCTAGTTTTATACCAGTAATGCCGCCGTCAGCAATATCACCTGCTACAATAGTTCTGTATGTGACAGTTTTTCCACTTAGATCAATACTACTTGCCAACTTTGCTGATGTAACTGCTCCGGTGGCAAAATCGCCAGCCGCAACAACAGTGGCCGCTATATCTGCGTTTGCAACTTGGCCTGTGCCAATATCTGCTGAAGTTAATGTTAAATCAACAAATGCATCACTATTAATCTTTTTAAAACTTGAATACGTTGCCATTGTTTAACCTTAAATTGTGAATATTCTCCAACCTCTAGTAGCATCATAGTAGATTAGATCAAAGGCAGCACCCTGTGTGGTCACTGTCATGTTACCACTAACATCGCTCATGATAGGTTGTCCGTTGCGAGCAACAGTTAAATTGTTTGTATTAAATGTGTTGGCCACATCAGCAAATCTAATAGTGTCTCCTTTCTGAGGAGCTACTGGCAATGTAACAGTTATAGCAGTACTGGTAGTGTTACACCATATAAATTGTCCTGCTGACGCAGTATAAGTTGCTGCCGATAAATCAATGTTAACAAAAGAAGATGATACTGCGCCAGTTACGATATAATTAGTACCGTCTGAAGTCAACTGAATTAGGCCGTTTGCAATAATCGCATATGCAGAAGCACTCAATGCGCCAGGGCCTTTAATTACTCCCGATGGCGTAGACAACGTCACTATACCGCTAGTGGCATTAAAAAACCCTTGATTAATTCCTGTACACAATGCTGGTTCTGTCAGTGTAACAGTATACGGTGCAGTGCCTGATAATGTTGTTAAAAGACCCTGAGTTGGTGTTGCCTGCGTTGCAGTTGTGCTAATAACTCCTGTGGTTGCTACGGTATTATAACGTCCCATAATATAATCTCTCTTTTAAATTTATTAAGTTGTAGAAGTTTCAATACCGTAAACATTCACACTTATTGCAGTTGATACACCAGCTGTTCCTGTACTAGCGTATGCCACAATGTTTTGTAAAGCAGCCAGTACCAGACCAGTTCTTTCAAAAACACCGTTTGCAACGATTACAGTTCCATACTCGATAAATTCACTAGCTTGCGGTGTTGCTGAGGCGCCAATTGCCAATCGTATTGTGATCGGACCACTAGTGGGATTAAGAAATGAAATATTATAAACTCCATAGTTGCCTGCGGGAACTGTATAAACCGTAGATGGTGCATACGAACCTGCTAATTGTGTAGTTGCTACTCTTCCTGTTGCCATGTTTTAATTCTCCAATAGTATTTATCGTTGTCCAAAGAACACAAGAGCAACTGGCGCTCCGTCAATTCCACCTGTGAAATTCATCTTTGAACTAACTATAATTTGATTTCCAGTTGTGTTACTAATAGTGTTGTTTGCTAATAATATCTGACCAGCTGTGAGTGTATTTACGTTCAGTGAGCTGGATCCGCCACCAATTTGAGCTGTGATATAGCTCTTGATAGCCTTTTGCGTTGGCACAACGTTGTCGCTATTTGCAGTAAAATACGGGTCTGTACTGAACTGTGTAATAGTTGCTGATCCAACTCCAAGACTCACTGCACCCAACTGCAAAGATTGCAAACCTGCCAAGTTAAACGCACTGGCATTCAATGTAGCAGTACCAGTTGATTGCTGTACTCCAAACAATCCACCCACGTTAAAGTTACCATCTTGGTCAGTTGAAGTAAAGAACACTCGTCCGCCGCCACTGCTGTTTTGTTGATTTGCCTGAATTGCATTGGCAGCGATAACAAATGGGTAATTAGTTTGCGTTTGGTTTCCAGTACCAATGTACAAGAAGTCATGTCCAGTTAATCGAACTTGACTGTATTTTAGTCTTGTGGTAATCACTGTGCCATGTACTGGTGCCAACAATGTTGACAACGCTGGATTTACTTGGAATTGTGCAGTGTAGTTTCCAGCAGTTCCCAAAATGTTTGTGATAGCAACTAATTTATACCATTGGCTAGCACCTGTAATTGATGCAAATGTTACGTTTGCACCAGCACTTGGAATACTGTACATATTACTAATATTTATGAATGCACTGTCTTGGAATATATCAGCAAAACCGTCACCCAATGTTGTTGCAGTTGCAGTGGCATTGTTTACACCTCTGTTGTTAAAACTTGGATTGCCTAGCACACCATCTGCAAGTCGCACACGAAGCGGTGCAGTATTAACTCTGTTAGGATCAAATTGTGTTGCAATTGGTCCTGCACGGTATACTCCAGTTAAACTTGCACCACTTGATAAAGTCACAGCAGTTCCGGCACCAGCATTGGTTGCGGTTGATGCAACTTTAAACTGAGTGCTGGTGATTGTTGAACCTATCACAAAATAAGTTGTGTTCGACGCAAGACCGTAACTGTCTAATCCAGTAAATTCGATTGGTTGTAGATTGATTAAATTCACAGTGTTATCAGCTGTGATTAAATTAGTTGTCACAGTAGTTGCGGTGATGTTTCCTTTTGGATAACCACTACCTGGTTCAATCAATCTAACTTCATTTACTTCATTGGTAGTTGCAGAAATTCCACCAATTGTTTTAGTAATTGTTTGTGCTTTCATTCTACCAATAGTTGTTGCACCAGTTCTGATTGATGCCGCAACAGTGCCACTAGTTGCACTAACTGCAACAAATGAGTTTTGAGGTCCCACGGTGCTAGAATTAATAGTTCCGGATGTAATTGCTTTCCATGCACTGCTTGATGGCATTGCTTGAACAGTCCAATTTATTCCGTCTGGGCTAGTAGCACATGTTGCAGTACCCGATGCAATAGCAAAGAATATACCCTGTGAGTAAGTGATAGCAGTCCATGTTAACGAAGAACTCAATACGCTGGTTGTGGCTCCTTGTGCAGATGGTGCAGTAATCCAATTTGCTGCCTTGTTAACACTGTATGCTATTCTACCAGTTGCGGCCAATGCTACAAATCTTCCATTACCGTAAGCAATGGCAGTCCATGTGGTTGAAGCTGGTAACGCACCACCTGCACTCCATGCAAGACCGTTGGTTGAATATGAACTCACAGTACCGCCGGTGTTTATGGCTACAAATGTTCCGTTTCCGTATGTGACTGCTGAGTAACTTCCTCCACTTAGTGCTGTTGGAGTTCTGGTGATCCATGTTGCTCCAGTATCACCACTAGAAGCCGCAGTACCAGTACCCGAAGCTCCGCCAACTGCTACTATAATTCCGTTTCCGTAAGCTAATGATGCAAAGTTAGCTGCCGGCAATGCGCCAGCTGCCGGACTGGATGCACCGGTTGACCAAGCAGAAGCTATACTAGAAACTGTGTTATAAGCAGTAGCAGTTGCATTTGCTATTGCTACAAATTTTGCAGTTGTGTCTATTATGTTAACTGTGGGAACTGATGTGTATCCGTAACCTGCTGTTGCAATAGCCAGTGTGCTGACACCAGCATTTGTCAAAGATGGTGTCAGTTGTGTTTGTGTGGCAATGTATGATAATACTGCGGTGCCGTCTGCTATTCCAGTTGTTGTTGCAGAGGTGTAATCAATAGTAGGTGCCGCTGATCCAGTTGTACCAGCAGTTGTTACTCTATAGATCCTGCCTGCTGTTGTTTGCAAATATGCATTTAAACTTACAGCAGTAGTGGCCGCCCATGATGTTGGACTTAGTCCTTGTGGCTGACTCACTGTGACCAAAGGCGTACTAAAATAATTTTTACCCCAGCTACCGATAGTCACTGCTGTCACTGAACTTGTAACAACAGAAACAGTTGGTAAACTACTGTAGCCTGAACCACTAATTATCACAGTAACAGTGGTAATTGCACCGTCTTTTACTGTGCATGTTGCAGTACAACCTGATCCGCCGCCGCCTGTTACTACTAGAGTAGGTGCAGTGGTATAATTGAAACCACCATTGGTCACTGCTATGCTAGCAATTTGAGTGGTTAACAATCCTGTTCCAATAGTTGGAGTTAAGATTGCGCCTGTACCGCCTAACCCACCCACAATTACTGATGCGCTAGAGCCTTGTCCGCCAGCATACACCACGCTGTTCCAATTGTTTGTGTTAGGAAGAGCTCCGGCAGCAACAAACGTAGTTCCGTCAACACTGTAACTACTATTAACCGCGCCCGATGCAATTGCAACAAAATAGCCTGCACCGTATGCAATACTTGACCATGTTGCTGTGCCAATTAACGATCTTGCTGTGGCAGTGTATCCTGGGCCAGTGTAACTTATTCTTGGTTCAATTATATAACCAGTTGTTAAGTCTAATGCTCCCACACTTGCAGTGCCCGGAATAACATGATCAAATCCTGCCGCATATAATGCTACAGTTTGAGCACTAGTTACTGTGGTAGTCACTGCTGAGCCGCCATTTGTTAAACTCACAGCAAATTGTGTTGCTGAGAAATTGGCTGAAATTACATAGTAAGCTGTGTTGGCAGATAATCCACCAATTGCTGAACCAAGATAGATTGGCATGCCAACATACAGTGTACCAGTACTTGCCACAGTTAATAAATTATTTCCACCTGCGGTTGTTGCTGTTACTGTTATAGGAGTAAAACTGTCTTTGATTACTGTTGCAATTTTGGTTCCGTTACTATAAGATAAAATGTTAGCGAACTGTCCTACTCCAGAGCCAGCTGTTATTTGAACACGCATACCAGCATAAGCACTAGACAATGCTGTGTCGGTAGCCGCAATAGTAATACTGATCTCATTACCATCTTGAGCAACGTTGGCGGCAGTTACATAACTTGTGCCGCCTTTGCCTAATCCATCATTTAAATCTATCAATCGAGTTTGGAACACACTGCTGTCTCTGAATTCGTCAGCAATTGCCACAGAACTATATCCACTACCGCTTATACTGTGCGTGGTGTTGGTGTAGTTCTGACCAGCATTGTTATATTCAAATCTCAAGATTTCATTTGTTGCATCTGTAACCACGTTGGTGATGTAACTTTGGAAATATCTGTTATTTAAAGTGGCTGTGATTGGTTCTTCGTAGGTATCAACTCCTTCTGCAATGGTACCGTATGTGCCATACGAACTGTTACCGTTGGTTGCACGTATACGAGCACCAAATTCTGCCAAGTATCCAGCATATCCGTAGTAGTTGAACACTGATACAAGTTCTGCTACAGCATTAGAGCCAGTTACCCAATATCCAATACCGTCACCGATAATGGTTGTGTAGTCGTTGGCCACCATGGAACGATTTCCGCCGGCATGCAACGCACCGTCAACTTTGGCTCCCACACAAGCATAACCAAACATTGTACAGTTTTGTGTGTAGCAACTGCGTGTGTTGATCCATACATTTGTATCGTTAGGTCCAAAGCCTGGATCTAAACTGGCATACGCACCAGCAGTAGGACGTTTTGTACCGTATTGGTTTGCATTGCTCAAATATCCAGTTAAACCTGTCATAGTACAGTTACGAATACCAGTACCGTTTCTTACCAAGAACATGTTTTCTGATGTAGAACCAGAAACTGCATTATTATACAATGTGGCCGCTCTTAGTGCTTTATAATTACTGTTATAGTTCAAATCATAAACAAAAGCATTAACATATTCTGTTGTGTCTCTAATACATTTTGCTGTATTATAGTAGTACTGTAGTGTCATGGTACCGTTGCTAGTAGACACAGTTACTGGTGTAGTAGTGAATTGCGTAGCTGTGAGTACTAGTGTTGATGTGCTTGGAACTGACAACACAAAATATTGTTTGTTTAGTTGAATTTCGCCAAAGCCGCCATCTTGAGTAAAGCTGGTCAATGACATTGTGCCAGACAGGCCACCCGCTAGCGCCAGCACACTTCCGCCGTATGACGTTGTTACTGTTATAGTTGATGCTCCGCTGTTAACTGATTGTATAAAATATGTACCTGCAGTTAGAGCTCCGATAGCAGTACCACTAATTGTTACCTTCATGCCAACTACTAAATTAGTAGTTGATCCAACTGGTAAATTATTTCCGCTGGTGCTACTATTAGTTACTGTTATAGTTCTGCTGACATATGTTGCGCTGGTAAACTGTACTGGATCTCCCACTGATAGTCTATGAGAAGAGCCAACTGTAACTACATTGCCTGCGCCAGTTATCGTTGTTGACGCTACTGTTTGATAAGTGTTTACTGTAAATGCAGTGGCACTGGTGGAACCGGTGATGTATGTTCCTGGAGTAATGCCAGTGCCAGACAACACCATACCCATAGTAAATGTACCTGTTACAGTTCCGCCGGCAGTAAATGCATAACCTGCAACAGTTCCCGCTGTTGCAGATGCTGTTGTTTGTTCGGTTTTAGTTGCAGTTCCACCGTAGGTTGCATTGGTATATGCAATTGCTTCGTATGCCAAGAACTCAGTATTAGCACGTAATATCTCAGATCCTTTAATTGTATCAAGCACGTTGTTATAGGTAATTGATCCGTGTACCTTTGGTGTAGTTCCTACACCGTTAGTTAGGATTGCTATGAACTTGATCATACTTGCTTGAGCAAGTGCGGCCTGTGTTGGTGTTGTGTACAATGCAGTAGCAATAAGAGTAGCTAGATAATTGAACGCCGCTAGGGTTTGTGTTTTTTGTGCGGATGTAACAATGCCTGCTTGAGCTTGATAGTAGCTCATTGCAGATTTTACAATTTGAAAATCGCTTCCAAGCATCATGTCGTATCCAACGGCATCTAATACATATCCAATGTCTCTAAAACACAATGCTTGATTATAAGTAAAATCAGGATATGTTGTTGAAATATAAGATATTACGTTAGTAGAAATTGTAGTTCTTGCGGCGCTGAGTGTATAGTGCGAGGCAGCGGCTCCTGCACTTATATTGCTAAGATTAGGATTTTTAATAATCTCTGCGGCCACTGTTAAACCAGAGCCATTAGCAAACCCTGTTGATTGAGCACCGCCAGCACTTGCTGACACAGTGAACGAGGTTGTTGAGAGATTAGTGTAAACATAGTACGGAATACCTACACCAGTAATTGTTGTTGATGATACGGTTTGACTCTTGTTTATTATATAAGTACCAACGCCACCTGATCCTGTACCCAACGCTGTGATGTACGTACCTTCAAGTATACCAGTACCTGATAACTTTTGTCCTACTGCAAATTTACCAACAACAGCACTTGCCGCAGTGAATGTTAAATCTGCAATGCTTCCAGTTGCTGATCCAGGAATAATAACTGTATCGCCTGCACCAGAAAGTCCGTGAACTGCACTAGTTGTAAACACATTTGATGCAATAGTTGTAATTGTTACGCCAGTGCCAATTGACGTAAGTGGAGCATTACCGTTGGTAATGATATCGTTAATCAATGTAACCAATGCTGCCACTGCTGTGACTTGTGTGGCAGATGACAATGTGCCAAATTCTCTAGGCACAGTTGTTTGTAACTGTGTGTAAGTTCCAGAATTATTAATGACCAGTTGAGCAAGTGTACTCACCTGGGTCATGGCCGCTAGTGTAGCAGTCTGTTCGTAGCTGCCAATTAATTGAGAACCGGTAACATAACTGTAGTAGGCTTTACCAGCTTTTAAAGTAGCCCAATTGCCGCCATAAGTGAGGTCGTATCTTAACGCATCTATCACATATCCCACGTCTCTTATACAAGTTTCTTGAACAATGTCATTCCAAACTGAACTGTAGTTTGCGGCCAAGTATGCTGAAACTTCAGCTTGTATAAATGCTTTGTTTCTGTAAAGAAGTTTAGCGGCATTTTGATAATTTGTACCAGTTGCTCCGTCGGGCAGAGTAAATCTTTCTGGTACGCTACCGCCATTGATGAATGCAATCACATCATCAATTGCATTAACAGTTTGTGCTACACTTCCACTACCTGCAATGTGTCTAGCTTTATATTTGATAAATGCTATAGCATCTAATTCCGCCGCTAACTGACTAGTTCTTACTACAGTTACAGACGGAATAGCTCTGTTGTATGAACGACCAACAGTGATTGAACAGAAGTTTGATCCAAATACCAAGTCGTATGCAAGAGCATCAACAATCAATCCAGTGTCTCGGCTACATGTTGTTGTATTAAAGTTCAACTCTTGATAAAATTTCTTAACAAATACTACAGTATCTGATTGAATTTCTGCTCTAGCAGTTGTCAATGCTGTGTATGCAGATTGTAAACTTGATGTGGTTAGTGCAATGGCTGCTGATGGGTATAATGCTGTTGGAGCATATCCGTTTGTTATCCAATCAATAGTATCTTGCACACGAGCTTGTGCAAAGGTTGCCGCGCCTGCTGAGCCAGCCGGCCCTGTTACAACCTGGCTTGTGGCGTTGCCAGCACTTGGAGTTACTGAAGTTTCTGTAATGATGTCGCTTATTACAGATTTTAATCTAGTGTATGCGGCTATCGTGGCTGTTTTTTCTGTTGCGGCTATGGTTAATAGGTAGTTACTGTAATATGATGCTCCTACTATTAGACTCTGGACGTTACCGCCATAAGACATATCAAATTGCAGTGCATCTAACAAATATCCAATGTCACGTTGACATAGAGCTTGTCCAGGTCCGCCCAGGGCAGTCCATACTGCATTATAGTTAGTGTTTAGATACGCTGAAATTTCATCTTTAATAAATTGATAATTTTGTGTTACCTGTCCAATAGCATCACCGTAGCCTACTAGCACACTAGAGTTGTAACCTGCAACTGTTGACAGTTTGAATTGCTGAGCTAAGGATGAAACCGTTCCACTGCTTATAAATGCGGCTGTAGTAGTGTTAGTAAAACTTACCGATGTTCTAGTACTTGCTGTGACTGTAAAATATCCATTATATCCAGCTGGGCTAACTCCGTATACCCAAATGTTTTGTCCAACTTGATACGGATTACTTGTTTGGCTAGTGAACGTTAGAGTAACCACTGTGCCTGTACCTGATGCTCCACTAACTGTTAGCACTGTGCTAGGAGGAAGTCCTGGAACACTGCTAGTTCCGTTATTGATTATGTCATATATCAAATCACAATTTTCACTCACTCTAGAAATTGCCAAAGTACTGCCAGCTGATCCTGTAGGAAGGCTTGTAATCTGTGTTTTGGTATTGGGGGTTGCACCAGTACTGGTCACTGTCACTGTTTGATTAGTTAACAGATTAGGTAAAACTGCTTTTATTCTTTTTAGTGAATTAACAGATTTTGACTTATCGTTAACTAGATTAGCAATGGCCTTTGCTGGTTGGATTACAGTACTGCGTAATTCGTCACCAACTATGGCAGTAAACGCTGGTAGAACTATAGGAAGTATTTCGCTAAATGTTCCAGTTTTTACACTAACTGTTGTTTGTGGATTTATTACTGCCGGTACTTGTGTAGTATAACCCAATGTTAGTGCATTACTGATTATTGATGCCAGGCTAGTAACAGCGGCTGGCAATCCAGATTCTACTGTTACTGATGCATCAGTATTTTGAATTCCTCTTGCACCTGAACTAACTCCGTTCAATGTTTGGTAGTTGTTTGCGGGCGAGGTTTTTGCTAGTACATGCCCTATTACAGTTTTTAAATATGTGTGAGCGCCAATAAATTGTGTAATTTGCTGTTTTACAGCAATGTTTATAAAGCTGTTACCAGCAGTTCCGTAGACATTGCTTGAATTAAAATATGCTAGAGTATTATTTGTTGTCTTTAAAGTACCGCCATGGCTAATATCAAAGATCAATCCTTCTAGAGCATATTCTGCATCTCTTTCTATTTCTGTTGGTAGTGAAGTATAATACTTTACGGTTGCTGTGCCTGACCCCGAAGCTGCCAGTGCAGTGCCGCCATATGTGCTGGCCACTGTGAAGCTGGTATTTGCAACTATAGATCTTATATAGTATACAGTTGAGCTGGTAAAACTAGAACTTGTAAGTAATAAACTGCCAGTCTGTGCCGTAAATGTTATAGGCATACCTACATTCAAACCGCTGGTATCTGTGGTTGTGAAAGAATTTACTGATGTTCCTGTGATAGATGCTTGATACGTATAAGTTACATAATTTGCTACTTCTTTAATTATGAATTGTTTGTTTAAAGTAAGAAGTTTTTTGGTATTTGGATTTAAATATCCATCTTCAACTTGTTTACATGCATATCGAATTGTTAACCACGGCTTGTCTATGGTAGTTCCTTGACTACTGTCTGTAGTGTCAATACCAGTAGGCGAAACATATACAATGTTATTGATTTGTCCGTAGTACTGCCAAGCTGGTTGATTAGAAACTACTCGCAATACCTGGCCGTCTGCTCCAATTGGCAAACGTGTTGGGCCGTTGCCGCCGTAATAGAACATGTCTCCCGTGGTTGTTAACACTGCTGATTCAGCACCACTGGCTAATAAATTCCAATATGTGCCAGTACTGTCGTTGTCAGGACGGTTACCTGTTTCGGCCACATGTGCCAGTACTGCAATAAAACTACTGATTCCCCAAGTTACTACATCTCCCGCTACATATGTTACTCCAGAAGCCCATGATGCAGAAATACCAGAAACACTTATTCCGCCTGCCTGAATTACTCCACCCGAAACTGAGTTAACTGTGATAGTCAAATCATTTGCTGGGCTTATGCCGCCAAGGCTACTGCCTAGTATTTTGATTGTGTTGGTAGATGCATAACCCGTGCCGCCTGCTGCCACAGTTACCGTGTACACTGTGTTTTTTGCAACTATATTAAAAGTTGCTCCAGTGCCAGAACCAACTAGATTAGTGCCAGATACTGTGCTGTATGTATTAACTGTTGGATTCCAACGCAATCCAGAATTTAACTGACTCCAATAGGTTGTAAAAGGCGGCTTAGGACTTGTAGTACCTGTTATACCGTTACCAGCAGAGTTTGATGTGCCAGCAGTTAGCGCAAACGGTGTTACACCCACATTTGCCGCACTGGCCGCAATGGTAAAATGTGTTGAGTCTGGAATAGTGTTCACATAATAGGTCGTACCAATTTGTATGCCGCCCAGCGCGGTGCCGCTGAAAGCAATTGGTAACCCCAGTACCAATCCTGCGGTTGTTCCTGCAACTGTGCCTGCAACTGTTTGCGGGCCGTATGTTCCAGCCAATGCAAATTGCACACTTCCAGAACTATAACCTGTGACAGTCCATGTGCCGTTGAATACAATTGGAGTAACTCCAGCAACAACGATCTGTTGGCCGACCACAAACATGTTTCCAGCCAATGGCTGTGTAAACGTAATAGTTGCTGTGCCACCAGTTGCTGATGCGGCTGTTGTTGCAATGCTTGGTAATTCAATTTGATTAGGCCTTGTTGCATTATTGGATGCAAGAGTTGCTGACGGCTGTACCAGCTGAACTGAATTATCTAGTGCGGCAAGATAAGTGTAACCACCTAATCTTACAACGCTGCCAATCTTGTAAGCAGTGGACGAATTCCAATCTCCTTGGAATGTCATACCAGTAGTAAACGGTTGCCAGTATGCTGTGGCCGTGCTTGGAACTCGGCCTGTATTATTTTGCGTGGCAGTGTAAGTATAGCCGCCGTAAGTTACCATATCTCCAAGTTGATACACAGTGGAAATACTCCAACTGTTTTCAAACTGGAATCCGCTAACAAAAACTGAGAATTTAGCTTCATCAAATGCAGTAGATGATGTATGTTGTGCAGTACAAATCCACAAATCTGCACCATATGTTACTACATCGTTCACTCGATATCTTACACTGGATGCACTCCATTGATCTCTATAAATTATACCTGAATTAAATAAATCCCACTTGCTTTGATCTGCTTCCAATCCCAGTGTGACAGTACTTGCTGACACATGTGCAGTATTAACTAGATATACATATCCACCGTAGGTCACTAGATCTCTAACTTTGTAACGGGTGTTAGCTGACCATGCGCCGATCCAGTTGAGATTTGATGCAAATGCAGTCCACTTGTTTTGATCTGCTTCCAATCCAGTTTGTAGTGTGCCAACAACTGCACCACCACTTGTGTAAGTTGCAGTAGTAGCGTTTGTGTAACTTACACTGGTTGTTGTACATGCTGTTACAACAGCGCCTGATTGATTATATCCGCTGGCAGTTGTGGTTACACCTGTAACTGTTATACTAGATCCAACTAAAAATGGCTGAACAGCTTGAGCGGCAAATGTAATAGTGACTACGGAACCAGTACCACTAGCACCTGTCACAGTTAATGATGCGTTAGTTGCAACGCTGGTGTGTGCAGTGATAGCTTGATAAACAACACCACCGTACAGCACTTGATCACCTTGACTATAATAAGTATTGTTTGACCATGCGCCAAGCCATGATGATCCGTCTGATAGTATATTCCACTTGCTAGGTACAAAAGCTAGATCTGTTGCAAATCCAGTTGATGCATTAGTAGAAGTATGACTCACTACACAAATATATGCTTTGCCGCCGATGCTTACCACATCGTCAACTACATACGCACTGTTTTGTGACCAAGGACCTTGGTATACAAATTTTATTCTACCTAATCTAAATTCTGCCATTTTAATCTTCCTCTTACAATATTTATGTTAATTGAATATTCTGATGTTAGCGTTGTTTGTTCCATGACCGTTTGAAAAAGTCAAGTGCCGCTATATTTCCATCTACCCCTGCAAATTCACCTATAAAGTTAACTTTGCTGGTCATTTTAATAACTGATCCTGAAACTCCATTTGGTACACTTGATCTTATTAAATTTGGACTGCCAACAACAGTTGAACCTGCGGTTAGTTGTCCAGTATATGTGTTAGATCCGCCCTGGCTTAGTCTTCCGCTGATATAAGCTCTAATAGCTTTCTGTGTTGGTATAACTGAATCGCTATTTTGTGTAAATGCCGCGTCTGTACTAAATTGTGTAATAACTGTGGAATTTCCTCCCACACTAATACCTCCAAGGCTCAATGTTTCTAGTCCACTTAATCCAAATTGACTTGCACTCAAAGTTACAATACCAGTTGCTTGCTGTACTCCAAACAAATTGCCAACTTTAAAGTTACCGTCTTGGTCAGTACTTGTAAAAAATACTCGTCCAAAGTTTGCTTCAACTGATTGATCTTCTTGTTGAGCAACATATCCATCTACAGGAAATCCTGGATAATTACTGGTAATAAAATCTCCGTATCCAATATTTAAAAAATCATGACCAGTTAATCTAGCTTGACTGTATTTGCTTCTTATAGACACCGCTGTGCCGTTTGCTGTGGAGTTTGCAACTGAAATATCCGGGCTCACACTCACGTTGGCTTGCAAATTAGGAACTTGCGTGTTAAAAACGCTGTAAGCACTGGTAACTTTAAAAATTTCATTAACTCCAGCAATTGTCAAGTTATCTCCAGGACTTGGCAATCTTGTTAAATTATTTAAAATAACTTGCAATCCTGTTTGATATTGGTCTGCAAAACCATTTCCTGTAATATTCACAGTTGTTGAATTGCTGTTGTAACCGTTACCTCGATTATAAAATGTTGGATTTCCCAGTATCCCATTACTGCGTCTATTGTTAACCTGTACGTTTATGGTTACATTTGGATCTGTAACAACCAATCCCGGAGAACTGATAGTGTTTGTATATCCTGAACCTGCTTCTATCATATTTATTGATGTAATTATTCCAGATGTAACTGCTGGTCTGCCTTTTGCCCTGCACCCAGCCACAATAGTGCTTCCCAAAGAAGTTCCAGACAGTACAGAAAAATATCCGTCATAGGTGGTTTGTGTAAACCCAAACGCCATGGCTCCTACACTACTGGCAGTTATAGTCTTGATAGTCCAGGCAGCGCCGCCTTCTGAGACATATGCTTGAGTACTCCCAGAAGTAAGTGCTAAAAATACGCCTTGACCGTATGCTATTTTATCACCAACCATTGAGTCATTAGAACTGTACCAAGTTTGTCCGTCAAACGAATATGCTGATTTTGTTGAGCTGGTTGATACTGCCACAAACTGGCCAGAACCAAAGGTTATGTCTACCCACGTGGAACTGGACGGTAACGAACTTGAAGTCCAACTGCTGCCGGTTGTGCTGTATACCACTATGCTGTTTCCTAAAATAGTGCCACCAGTATTGCCGCTGGTTGTTACTGAGCTGGCAAAACTTACTGAAGTAGTGTTAACTGATGTCACAGTAAATGTTCCGTTATAGCCAACCACACTACAACCGCTGACCACAATTTTTTGTCCCACAACATACGGATTAACAGTTCTCGTAATGGGTGAGCCCAAGCCGTCAACTTCTATAGTGTAGGTTATTGTTACTGTGGTACCATTTCCAGAAATGCTACCAACCCCAGCAGTATTGCCTGTTGATGAAATTGCCACAAATTTTCCGTTACCGTACGCAATTTGTTGCCAATCTAACGATAATGGCAACGTTGATGCAGTCCATGTGACTCCGTAATTAGTGCTATACGCGGCACTTGAACTGTTGCCGGCTATCACAACAAATCTTCCGTTGCCGTATGCTATGGATTTCCAAGTTGTACTACTAGGCAGTGCATAGGTTCTCCAGCCTAGTCCATTTGATTTTGACACTGCCGCCACGCTGGTCCCAGCAGATACTACAGAATTTACTGCAATCCATCGGCCAGCACCATAAGCAATAGATGTCCAACTCAACGAATCTGGCAGTGTTATTTGTGTCCAGTTTGATCCGTTTGTTGACCTTGCTCCTTTGTTTCCTGCGTCTGGAATGGCTAACCAATAATTATCCCCGTAAGCCATGTCTTTCCAATTTCCGTTAGATAGTGCTACCACAGCATTTGCTGAAGCTTGAGTAAATTCCGGTGCAGGAAACGTAAGTCTTGGTTCTATGAAATATGTAGTTGAACTGTCTATCAATGTTGCTGGCGGGGTTCCTATGTTAACATGGTCCCATCCAACTTCTGCAAGATTCATTGATCCTGTTTTTGTTGATAAAGCAAGTTCCGAACCACCTAGAGATGTGGTTAGTTTAAATTGTCTGTTTACAGAATCAAGGCTACTGATATAGTAGTCAGTTCCAATGGTAGGGCCGCCAAACAAGTTAGTTGAGAAGGTGCCGTTCATGGCTCCTACTCCCAACGTGATTATCTTTTTAGGTCCTGTAGTGGTGCCTGGCATGGATGCTCCTGACGAGCCGGATGTTGCAAATGGTGCCGGACATGTTCTAAACGTCATTGATCCTGTGCCGTTTTGTAGTCCTACTGCGTTGCCGCCTGGTGTTGTACTGATTGTAAATGCAGTATTTGTACCGTTAGCATTACTGGCAAGTATGTAGTAAACTTGTTCTGCAACAATATTTCCAAATGTTATTCCAGTGAATATGATTGGGTTATCCGTAACAAACGCCACTGTTGAACTGGTAGCAATCAAGTTAGATCCAAAGGATGTTTCAGTAGCGGTCAACACCAGTTGACTACTTGCAATTTTAAATTGTGTAGTGTTTGATGGATTTATCTTACTGATAAAGTATTGTGTACCTTCAACTACAGTTCCTGTTGTAGTGGCAGCAAATATAATTGGATTTAATGGAGTTAATCCTGTAGTGCTTGTTGTAGTTAACCAATTGCCGCCGCCAGTATTTGCTGTTGCTGTAACAGTTAGGTTGATCACTGTGGCCGAAATTGTAAAGTTGCTGATATCAACAATATTGTTTATGTAGTATGTAGTTCCCACAGCTAGTCCACCCAATGCTGTTCCAGTAAATTGAATTGGATAATTAGCAACCATATTGCTAGTAGAAGCTTGAATATAACTGTTTTCGGAACTAAAGTTCATTATCATAGTGCCTATTGCATTATTCAATGGTAGTTCAGTTCCAAAAATCTGAGCACTAAGTTTTACACCAGTTGATCCAACTAATGCAAACACATAGTATGTAAATCCAAGAGATACGCCGCCAAAGGTTGTTGCACCTATGCCACTTGTTGTAAATGTAACTGCGGTGTTGACTTTCAAAAGAGCGTTACTTGATACAGTAAGTGTATTGGTGTTGCCGCCTGTTGATGCTGTAACTGTGAGGGTTGATAAGTTGGTTGAATTCACTGTTGTTGAGTAGTAAGTAGGAATAAACTGCACTGACTGTCCCACATATAGTGTTGTGGTTGGAATACCAGTTCCCAATGTGAACAAGTTGGTACTGGTAGTAGTTGCTGTTACTGGTAAAGAAGTAAATGATTCTTTTAAAACGTATGCATTTTTTGTTGATGAATTATAGTAAGAAATATATGCATATTGACCCGCACCAGTTCCGCTATTAATAAAAATACGCATACCTGTGTAGTTACTATTGGTATTTGTATCCGATTGTGCCAGTTGTATGTAGTGCGGATTTCCACCTTGAGCATTGTTAGAAGCAGTTAGATAACCAGTGCCCCCAGTAAATCCATTTCCGTCTGTTGTAACTCTTGATTGGAATATGCCTGAACTTCTAGTTTCTTCACCAATGGTATTTACTCCGGTGCCAGACCCGCTCACATTAAAATTAGCATAAGCAGTGAATTGATCAGTTGTAGCAACTTCTAGATAAAAACTAGGAGAATACAAAGTTGAGGATAGTTCTACTTGGCCGCCATACACATAACTGTATTGACCTGCTGTTGGAGTAATACTGGAAGAATATACTCTAACTTGTAATTGTGTGTTTAGTCCAGTGGTATCATAGCTGGCAAACCATAGTCTGTACCATCCAGAAGTAGGAGAAGTTGTTGATACTTCTAAATTTTGTACTCCGTATTGTGTAGGTATTAATCCACCCAACTCGTTGTATGAGGTCACTACACCAGTTAAAAAGTTGTAATTTATTGCACTTGTTCTGGTGTTTGATCCTGAATAAATTGCTTGTATATCAATATTAGTTGCAGTTCCACGTTTAACATGCACACTTGTTGTATAATAAAATGCACTACCCACTGGTACTGTGCCAACAGAAGTCACTGACAACAACGCACTACCAGACAAACTAAATGCTGTGATGGTACAGTCGTTGTCGTTGTCAACACCTCCAAGCTGACTGCCTAGAATCTTTATCTGATTACCAGCGGCGTATTGGGTGCCGCCACCGTTAACTGTAACTACATAAGATGTACTGGTTATTGTGACATCAAACGTTGCTCCAGATCCACCACCTTGCAATGTGATACCTGCTATGTTGGTGTATGATGCTCCTGCCGCAGGTATTGCTATATTTTGATAAACATATCCAGTTGCTGGAGTTGTGGAATTTGAAGTCAATGTCCATGCTTCTGTTAAACCGCTAGGAGCAATTGTGTTTTTACTGAATCCTAAATTTCCGTCAGATGTCCAAGATGCTCCTAAAAAATTATTAGAATATCTTAAAAAATTAGTAGTAGTTGTGTAATAGTTTGAACCAGCATTTGAAAACGTTAATCTCACCAGTTGACTGTCAGATCCAAAGGCGCTTTGAACTGTTGCTTGCACTTGGCTAGATTGATTGTAAATAATGCCAGACGTTGGAGTTTCAGTAATATCATATCCCAAAGCAATAACACCAAATGTTCCGTAACTGGTATTGCCGTTGGTAGCACGAATTCGGCCACCATCTTCGGCAAAATATCCGCAGTATCCGTAGTAAGAAAACACTGACACTGCCTCAGTTAGTGCTCCTGGTCCAGTACACCATATACCAATTCCGTTACTGAGAATGTGTGTAAAATCATTACACACTAGAGATTTATTTCCGCCGTTGTGCAGTGTACCGTCAATTTTTAAACCAACGGCGCCTTCGCCAAATGCTGTTACGTTTTGAATATAAGGACTGCGTCTATAAATCCAAGCAGTGGTATCATTAGGGCCCACACCAGGATCTAAACATGCATATGCGCCACCGGTAGGCCTTTGGATGGAAAATTCATCTTGACGAGTCAGTGTGCCTTTTAATCCAGTAACAGTTAAGTTACGTAAACCTGAACCATTGCGCAAACGAAACATGTCATTCAAACAATCGCCGCCAAGCACCAGCATCTGTGTGCTGTTTGATATTAAGCCTGATCCTGTGGTCAATTTTAAAATACAAGTTCCAGATTTTGAAAAAGTTGTAATTGGACCCGTTGGCTGTGTTCCAGAGATTCCAGTTATTACTATGGAAATGTCATTTGTATTAAAATTAGCAGTGCCAGTGCCGCTACCTATTCCAGTAGCAATGAATACTGCACCGACTGAATTAGCCGAAGCACCAATTAATGTGTAATCGGTTGTGCCAACTGTGAGGATAGTATAACTTACTCCTATTACAAATGAGCCTGCTGTAGCAAGGGTCACTGCGCCCACGCTCGATCCTGAGATTTTCAAAGTATCGCCTGGTGTATAACCAGTTCCTGGATTCGTTAATGTAACGCTATATGATCCTGTTTCAGTGGGTGATACTGAAAATGTTGCGGCCGACCCAGTGGTAGAAACTCCTATAGAGGACACTGAACTATATGTACCAGTGCAACTTGTGATGCCAAATCCATTTGACGTTATGGTCGATCCAACTACATAGTATGTTTTTCCAGTTGTTACGCCGCCAAATGATGTAAACTGAATAGCAGTGTTTATATTGTCGTCGCCAAATTGCACTGGTGTTTGATTTGCAAGACCTGTAGTAGAATACACTGTGAATAAGTTTGTTACTGAACTGGTTGCTGTACAATCTTCTTTGTACGAAATAGCTGGACGAACAGTCACTCCGCGCAATTCGTCACCGTTGACTGCCACGTTTGCTGGAATTACAATAGGCAATGTCTCGGGATAGTCTCCTGTTTTAACCTGAATAGTAGCAGTCAGTCCGCTGTTTGATGTTGGTACTGCAAAAGTGTTAGCGTTAGTTAATGCAGTGGTCAATATACTGTAAAGAGCAGTGACTTTGTCTGTGTAGTCTATTTCTACGTTTGCCACTTGTCTAATTAAAATTGCTGTTTGATATGTAGTTCCACTTCCACTTCCAGAACTGCCACTTAATATCAACGCTTTTAGTTGATTAAGAATTGGAAGATAATACGGCACGTCTGCTTTTACTTCTGTGTTGTAAAACTGCGAATTACTGCCATACTGAAAATACGCCTCAGTGGCTGCTACTATTTGGCTGTTTCCGCCACGTGTGAGATCATATACTATTGCGTCTATAATATAGCCAGCATCTCGTGTTGTTTTAGTTTGATCAAATGTATATGCAGATGTAAATCCGTTGAGATTATTTGCTTTCTGATATATCACCCAAGCAACAAGTTCTGCAAGAATCCAAGATTTGTTTGCAACTAGATTAATTCTAAGATTGGGATATAATCGACCGTTACCAATGTAGTTACAAGCATATGATATGGTTTTCCACGGCTGATCCAACGATACTCCGTAATCAGGTCTATCAATACCAGCTGAACTTGACACATAGTACACAGATGGAACTATGTTTATAGAGGACCATGTTGGTAAGTTATTTGTATTACGTAATATTAGTTGTGTAGAACCAATTGGTATAGCAGTGTACTGGCCATTGCTGTATGTTTCAATGTCACCAATGGTTGTGAGTGCGTTTTGCCTTGCATGGGGGATAAAAAACACCCAGTATGCATTGTTTAAATCTGTGTCGGGACGGGTACTGACATTTGTTATAGTGCTGGTAGCAAAGTATGTTCCTACATGATTTTGCACACACACATATGTGCCGTTTTTCCAAACTGCAATATCACCCACAACATATGTTTGCCCTAAGGTCCAAGTCTTTGTCCAAAATGTGCCAGGTGTTAAAATTTTCCAATAGATATAGTTTACACCAACCAGTGCAAGCACAGCGCCATCAGCTGGGGCAGTGTTAGGAGCTTGACTTATTTGCACAGTGGTACTGTCAACAACTGAAACAACAGATTGTCCTGCGTTAAAATTTTCTCCTATGACATTCATTCCTACTCGAATTCCAGTAGTACTAGAAAGTTTTAAGGTAGTTCCAGAGCTTCCTGTGGCAGTATAGGTTTTAGACAACGATATACTAGTGGGATCTTGACTTGAATTATCTGCTGTGGCTGTAAATGTTACACCGTGTCTGGTAATCACATCGCCTACTCTATAAGAGTTAGAAGCTGTCCATTCTTGACGGAAATTAAATCCCTGATTCAACAACGTCCAATTAACCGCATCAGTTGATGGTGTGTTGTTGGTGTTGTTTGAAGTGACGCTGGTGTACGAATATCCACCATACAACACAGTTGCGCCCGGTTGGTATATGGTTCCGCTGGACCATTGACCTGCATACTCAAAACCAGGCATCCATAGTGACCATTTGGTTTGGTCAAACACATTTGTGGATGTGTGGCCGCTGTTTGATACCCATACATCAGGTCCGTTTTTAACAAGATCGTTTAGTTTGTATCGTACACCTGAAGACCATCCACCTTTATAATCAACACTCTGATCTACAATGGTCCAGTTGCTTTGATTTTCTTCCAACCCAAGAGCAGTAGTAGCGGCGCTGGTGTGAGCTGTGATACATTTGTAAACAATTGCTCCGTATTTGACAATTTGATTCTTTTTGTATGCTGTGTTTATTTGCCAGCCAGAAGAAATCCAGTC